ATGAAAAAAAGAGATCTAAATAAGATTAGAAAAAATCTTCCAAAGCATTGGAAAGAAGAACTATCAGTTCAATCTAATCGAAGTACTTCACTAGTAGAAAAGGTTATGCTTGGAATAAGGAAAAATGTACTTATAGTTCAATTATCAATTACTCTCTGTACCCTATCTGATGAAATTAAAAAAGAACTATACCAAAAATTAAAAGAAGACTGATGATAACAAATACATTGATTCCAGATGCCTTAATTAAACCTTCCTTTGAATTTTTTAGTGACGGAATAAAAACACATCAGTTATTTAATGGTCAGGTTTCTGAAATCGAAGACCTACCTGCCATACTAAAAAAAGCCTTATTTACTGAAATTTCATTTGATCCATGCGTGCAGAGAGGGCTCAATAAATTGGGAATTAAAAATCCAGATGAAATGCTTCTTAAGTTTTTCGATTGTAATTATTCATCATTCGATGGCACCGCTGATCTTTCAGAATCTGGTGAATTAGGCCCCAAAGAATTCATCCATTGTAGTCAAAGAGGGAAATGTTTAGGTGAGGGGCTAATTTGTAGGTTTCCAAATGACTTAACTAAACGAGAATTTGAAGTAGTTACCAGGATAGCTATTGGACAAATGGATGCTCAGATCTGCGGGGAACTATTTATCACTCAGAATACACTCAGAACTCATAAAAACAATATTGAATTAAAAATTGGTGGCTTTGGAAAACCATTTATGGCATCATGGGCAGCAAAAAACAACCTCATTTAAAATCACGGTCGTTCATACAAGCCTTTAAGAATACAGACTCATAGGCTGAACTGGTATACCACCTGGTTACCGTGTACCAGGTGGTTAATTTAATGAGACAATTAAAAAATGATTATGATAATCGCAGACATTGTACCACAAAGTGAGAATCTATTTTTCGTACGATTCTCTGATCCAAATGAAGATTTTGGAAACAAACCTTACTTCACTGTTAAAAGCATAGAGGAGGTAAAAAGGAGAATGTACTTCCATAACCGGTTGTATGTAGTAGAAAAATTAAAAAGCTGGTTAAAGCAACGTCTTTATGCGATGCCATCTTCAGAAAAAGAGATCAGTTTGCTCCTTTGTTGGATCTCTGAAATTGAAAAAAGAGGCTTCACATATATCTGTGATTTCATAAAGAGGAAGCGACTAAACTTCGAAAGCATCGCACCTGCAGAAAGTAGTAAATACTTCAATTATTATACAAAGACTATTGTTCCAATTCTAAAATTTTGCGCTGAAGAATATGGTTAATCATCAACTGGTCAACGACCTATTAAGGACAATCAGGGAAGATGATTGCTGTATAACATGGCTCAAATCAAGAATTAAGACAGCTCCAAAATTGGAAAAAACAGATAAACTAAAGCTAGACCTTAATCTAGCGATTGAGGAAAAAAAAGAAAATGAAAAGATTCTGATCCGGTATTACCTATTGGGGATTTCAGATGAACAACTATACAAAGACATTCAACGGTAGCAGTTTATAGAAGGTTGGGCTATTCCCGGAAACCGTTGCCGGGAAAACAAAAAAAAGGGTGCTTACTCCCTAATGAATTGAAGTAAGTTCTTAAATCCTGCTTAAATGAATGGATTATAAGCGCGACACTGGAAACGGTTCGCGCTTAAGGTAGTAAAACAGAATTATGAAATTAATCTTACTGGGTAAATCCCGCAATGGAAAGAAGTCATTTAACCTGGTATCAGAAGATCAGCTTGGTTATAACATCACCTGCAAAGATAAGGAAGGTGAAGTCTCATTTAACAACCTGACAGCTATTGAATGGGGGTTAAATGGGAAAAGGATTTATATAGTTCCAAAGAGCTTTAAAGATCATTTCGATTTTACCAGATACGACCTGGTGGTCATAAGTAAGGCTCCAAAGTTAGAGGAAGATGGTTTTACCCATTACCTAAATGAAAATAATTAAACACCTGCCCTGCTATAATAATAGCGGGGTTTTGAGGTGCCAGGATAATCAACTGACCATAGATTATGAAAGAAATTACGGAAGAAAAGACCATCACATTACTCAGCTTCCTTGCCAAGGTAACGGTAATAGTTCTAATGATCGGATCCTGTTTTTGGATCGTAGTAAAATTTGTCCAGGCAGTAAAAAATTATAACACAAAATATGCGCAACATTAAAGATAAAATCATAATTGGGATATGTATAGTAATCGCTGTCACCTATCTGTTTGTACAGCTGTATGCTATCTACAGCTATATTTTCAAATCACAATAGCTTTTTTCCAATAACCTTTAACCAACATACTTTTATGCACAATCGATTAGAAATTGAACAATCAATTTTAGGAGCAATCATATACTACAATGGCTATTCACAAGTAGCCCACGTCCTATCTGCAAATAATTTCAGCTCTAAAAATGAAGGTTTTAACAGGAACAAGGAAATTTTTGAAACTGTGGTTGGCATGTACCCGAATCGGCCAATTGACTTTATATCTATTGCACATGAGGTACGTATTAAATATCCAAATGATCCGGACATAATGCAAACGCTTCATAATGTTGGTCATAAGGTAGGTGGAACAGCAAACATATCCTACTGGGCATTTATACTACTGCAGATTGATATATCTGACAAGTTTAGAGATCAGCTTGCAACATGGAGATCAAAAAGAGAAAAAGATTTGGATTATGTAGAAGCTGGAGCTCTCAAAGAAATTATTGAGAATATAATCCCTGGCACAGACATATTTGAGCTTATTGAGGATAGCAACAGGTACTTCAAACACCTGGATATGCAAGAAGAACTAACACTTTCCTTGAAATTCTATCAGCAGCTAGTTCAAAAGATCAAATCTGTGAAAACTATGAATTCAATACAGGTAGCATTGGGGTACATACTCAAGATCAGTGAAGCATCCCCACAAGTTCGCTATGAATGCGAGGCCTTTGCAAAAGCCATTGCCATCATGGTAAGCTCAAATAATACCAGACCAAACTACACCGAGGCTGCTAACCTTATTTCAAATTAAGATATGGGATTTAACGACTTTTTAATCAATAACAAAAGCTCTGAGGTTAGTACCGCCTCCACCGAAGACATCGTAAAAGAACTTCGGAAACGAGAAGGCCCACAGAATATATTCCCACTGGAAATTTTCAACTCTAAAATAAAGCCATTTATCAATGAGCTCCACGTGCAGTATGATATTCCCAGATCTTACATAGGATTATCGATGCTGCTATCCTATAGCACCGCCATAGGCACCGCATTCGCAGTCTCAAGGAATGGATCTGACCGCATGTACCTCTCATTGTGGGGTTGCATGAATGGAATATCATCCTCTGGAAAAAGTTACGCGCTTGATATGTGTCTAAAGCCATTAAATGACATTCAGGATGAGTTTGATGAAGAGTGGGATGAAAAGACAGAAAGCATGACCGATGAACGACGTATGGCCATGAAGCTACATACTATTATATACCGTGATGCCTACATCCCTACATTAATTAGGTACATCATGCCAGTTAATCCCAAAGGAGTTCTAAAAGAAAGTGATGAAATTCTGGAGTGGATCAATGGTCTGAACGCCATGGGGAAAAAAGAAAGTACAGATGAACAGTTCTGGTTAAGTGCCTGGAATGGTCGGAAATACTCAGCGGTAAGATCTTCAAATGTAAAAATCAACATACCTCGAGTCTTCTCTAATGTGATCGGTGGTATACAACCGAAACTACTCTACAAGCTATTTAAAAATGAGCGTGGCGACAGTGGCTTCATCTTCAGGGTATTATTTGCATGCCCAGAGGAATACAAGATTGCAAGACCGGTACCTGGTTATGATATCCCTATTGAATATAAAGAGATGCACAAGAAACATCTTGAAAAGCTTTATAAATGTCTTCCAGTTGAAAATGGTTATCAAGAACCAAAGATCTGCACAGTAACTAAAGAAGCTCTCAAACTAATTGGTGAATGGGAAAGTAAGAAGATCAACATGATCAACAATATTCCTGATGTAAATGAAATGAATATACACTCAGGAATCTTAGGTAAGATGAAAGAATACACCTACCGTTTTGCAGGAATATTGGCTATAACCGATTATGCATACAACATGGATCATGATCAGACATACTTTAAAGATGAGGTACCCATTACTGCAGATGTAATGACCAGGGCTTTAAAGGCAGCAAATTACTTCTACACATCCGCGGTAGCTGTTTATGAAGCTGTAGACAGCTCAGTAACAGCGCCCATGAATATTCTTTACCTGGCTACTTTATTTAAGATGGGTAAATCAATCTCCCAGATGGCCGGAATAATTCTCGGTGACGAGAAAAAAAAGAGCACAATGCAGAGAACATTAAAAAAAGCGATACACGATTACCCAAAAGTATTTGGAGCCGTTAATCACCAATAAAAAACTGGAACGCTAAAAAACAAAAAACACAAACATAACTTTTTAAAAATGAAACACTTACAGATAAATCAGCCGTTCCAAATCGTTCCAAATAATGCGCACAGCATGTTTAAAGGCGGTTTTTTCGTTCCACTTTTTGGAACGATAGCGTTCCAAAAAGTGGAACGGTGTCCTTTCTGATTATCAACAAGTTACAGTACAACTGGAACGCTTTCGGAACGCGTTTTAACGTCTTAACAGATTGAAAAACAAGCAGTTGAATCGTAAAATATTAAAAAACACCGTTCCACAATATTTAACACCTATTAAATCAAACAATTAACATTTTAAATCAATCATTATGATCTCATTTTTTGAAGCTTCATTATCCAGTTTATCAGTCCACAGAGTAGGAAATAAATGCATGGATGAATTCTATTTTCTATCGGAAGCACCTATCCCGGTTACCCCGGAACAATCAGGGCACCTTATGAGTTACTTCCTTTCCCCATTCCAGAAAGTGAATGAGACATTCAATTTTTACCATCCAAGTGATTTATTGGAAATGAACGAGGTATATAATTATGCCAAAGACATTTTTAAGAGTATTGGCAATATGGGAGAGTTACATAGTATCAGCAAAAACTTAGCTGTTCTCCTTTATGAGATTTCCAGTCATCCAAAGATCAAATCTGGAGAACTATATATTGCTCAGTTTGAAAATGTACAGATGGAAGGGGAATTGTTTAGTGCTATCGGAATTTTTAAATCTGAGACTAAAGAAACCTATTTGACAGTAAATCCAAACCGAGAAGGTTTTGATCTTTCATTTGAGCCCAATGCAATTAACATGGATCGCCTGGACAAAGGCTGCCTAATTTTCAACTCTGATACCGAAAAAGGCTTCAAAGTAGTTTGCATTGATCAATCTTCAGCAAAAGATTCCCGCTTCTGGAAAGATGATTATTTACAATTGAAGGTTGTCAATAATAGGTATCATCAAACCGAATCTATTTTACAGATATGCAAAAACTTTGTAATAAATAAACTGGATGAGGATTTTGATATTTCAAAAGCTGACAAGATAGACCTGCTTAACCGGTCATTGAAGTACTTCAAAGAAAAAGAAAGCTTTGATCTGGAAGAATTTACCAACGAGGTGATTTGCAGTTCAGATGCAATTGAGTTGTTTAAATCATACAAAAAGACAACGGAGTCTGATTTTGACCTTTCAATCCCGGATACGTTCGAAATTTCTGATCAGGCGGTAAAGAAGCAAGCAAAGTCTTATAAAAGCACTATTAAGCTGGACAAAAACTTCCAGATAAATATCAGTGGAAATAAAGACCTAATTGAAAAAGGCTTTGATGATGATAAAGGTATGAACTTTTATAAAGTTTATTTCAGCGAAGAGGTTTAAAGACCAATCAAATACACGTGTATAACTAACAAAAAAATAAATATGAAACTAGAAGTTTATGTAAATGGCCAGCCAACAGAAATATTATTGACTGCCACTCAAGTTGACCAGGTTAAAAAGTTCAATATGCCAATTATGGATAGGATCCAGACTCTTCTGGATGCGTTGGATTACAATGGAGAAACCATGGAGCAGTTCAATTGGAGAACTGAACGGGACACTGATCAGCAGAAGGCAGATAAAGAATGGGAGGCAATTTGTTTGGCATTAAGGGAGGGAAAAGAACTTGAAATGGGAGCTAAATGGTACTATCCATATGCACTAAAGCCAGAGGCTGGTTCGGGTTCTGGGTTTTCGTACGGCGGCTACGGCTGCGCCTACGTCTGCTCGGGTGTCGGTGCCCGCCACTCACTTGACACATCTGAGAAAGCCATATATGCTGGCAAACAGTTCATTTCAATTCTAACAAGACGTTTTTCACCTAAAAATTAAACCATGAATATTGCATCATTCGAATCTGCCTGTAAATTACTTAAAAAAGCAACCGGGATAGATTACTCCCAACTTCCTATTGTTGAGAACATCCCTGAACACCTACGTACCCCAGTAGTATCTCAGTATAAATTATGGGTTATAGCTGAGGCATCCAGAGAAGGGAAAAAATTATCAAGAGGCTATTATCCTTGGTTCTGGCTAGATAGAGCTGGTTCGGGTTCTGGGTTTTCGTACGACGGCTGCTTCTACGGCCGCGTCAGCTCGGCTGTCGGTGCCCGCCTCGAATTTCCTGATTCAGATTCAGCAATCTATGCAGGTAAAAAACATCAAGACCTATATAAAGATGTAATGGTCATTAAAGAAACCGAATATTTAACCTCAAAAACCAAATAAAATGAATTTCATCGAAGAAGTAAAAAGTTACGAAGATATCTGTAAAATCCTCAACCTTGATCCAAACCTTGAACCAGACGTATCTGCATATGATGATGAGGATAAAGATGCTGCTGTTTCCATATTTAGACTATGGAAAGCAAATAAGGCCGCTTGGAATGGTGAAGTCATTGATTGGAACAATTTCAGCCAACGAAAATATGAGGTTTGGTGTGACTTAAGTGATGAAGCTGGTTCGGGTTCTGGGTTTTCGTCCTTCGACTACTTCTACGACCACGGCTGCTCGTTTGTCGGTGCCCGCCTCGTTTGGCCAAGCTATGAAATTGGTCGTCACCTTGTAAAAATAATGGAGCAGGATTTCATAAACATGATGAAAATACCTAAAAAATAATGGATAAGGTTGCATGCTGCTAGCTGGTTCAGGTTCTAGGTTTTCGTACAACGACTACAACTACGACAACGACAACTCGAATGTCAGTGCCCACATTGCTTCAAAAATATTGATCAGCACGAACCATGCCTCTTGGCAAAAAACAACAAATAACTTAAAGGGCGTTGGTAGCCATCAGGCGAACACGACCTACAAAGCAAAGGCTTAACATGAAAAGAAAAGGCAACCTATACGATCAAATGTGCAGCATAGACAACATATTGTTGGCTGATTCAATTGCTCGCAGGGGTAAATCAAGACAATCAGGAGTAATAAACTTCGATAAGAATTACGATCAGAATATTGCGGATCTGTACAGAGAACTTGTAACAAACACATATAAGACTTCCCCATACAGAACCAGGATCATAAATGAAGGTAAGGAACGTAAAATATCAATCCTTCCTTACCGAGATAGAGTTATACAGCATAATGCAATGATTGTCCTTGAACCAATATTCGTTTCCACATTCACTACTGATACCTATAGCTGTATAAAAGGCAAAGGTATTCATGATGCCAGCTGGTCACTGCAGAAAGCGTTGAAGGATGTTGAAGGCACAACATACTGCCTGAAGATGGACATCACTAAATTTTATCCTTCAGTGGATCACGACATTTTGAAGGTTCTTCTGAGAAAGAAGATCAAGGATAAAGAAATGCTGCACCTGTTGGACGGGATCATTGATAGTGCTCCTGGACTTCCGATCGGGAATTATTTGAGTCAATATTTTGCCAATTTTTACCTGACATACTTTGATCACTGGATTAAAGAGCAAAAAGCAGTAAAATATTACTTCCGGTATGCTGATGATATCGTAATACTACATTCTGATAAGGCTTATTTGCAAAGAGCTTTAGCTGGAATAACTAAATACCTGGATCAACGCCTAAAGCTGAAGGTAAAAGGTAATTGGCAAATCTTCCCTGTAAAGTCAAGAGGAATAGATTTCGTTGGGTACGTCCATTACCACACTCATTTGCTCATGAGAAAATCAATCAAAAAGAATTTTGCCAGGAAAGTGGCAAAAGGAATTAATAAATTATCGCTTGCATCCTATTTAGGCTGGGCCAAGCATTGTAATAGCCGTCACTTAATAAGAAAACTAGCGCCTCAATATGAAAAAATTCTCAAGCCTCGGGATAGAGCAGCCTGACAAATTTAAAGGAGATAAAATTGATATCTATGATGTCCTAAATAAGGAAATAGTGATCCAAGCATTTAAAATAGGTCCGTCAAAATTTACAGATAAAGGTAGTGGGATCAGATTAGATCTACAGATTACACTAGACAATATTGATCGAGTATTATGGACTGGATCAATAATCTTAATGGATCAGATTAAACAAGTAAATACTGAAGATTTCCCTTTCACAACAACAATCATTAAACTAAATCCCAAGGGATTCAAATTTACCTAATGAAAAAACCATGTTCAACCAAATAACAAGATCATGATCACAAAATCACTAATCCAAATAATGCTAAACGATGGCTATTATTCAACAATGAATATAGATCCAATGAAACACCATGGCTACAATGAAACAATAGAATTATTGACCGAAGTTTTAGAAGAAATTGAGGTAGAGTGTCTTTTAAGACCGCAGGACATAGATAAACTTTTGGATCATCGTAACAGTATAAGCAAACGATTGTACACACTTGAAGCCGATAAAAGAAATTCTATGCCATCTGTTCATTAGTTACAAATTAATTCAATAAAGCCTTTCAGAAATGAAGGGTTTTATTGTTAATAATAAAAAATACAAACACTTAAATTACAATTAATCTATAATATAGTGTATTATTTTGCTATTTTTACAACAGCCCAAAGACCTTCTTGAAATAAACTGCGCAACTAACTAAATTAATGTGCGCTGCATGAATATTGAGATAAAAATCGCTGTAAAACCAATCGTAAAAAAATACCTATCCGCAAAAGTCAAGACGGATCCAATGATTCTCTCCAAAACCAATACATACGGAATTTTTCTATACAATTGCCTTGTTCGAATCAGCGGCAAGGTCAGGGCGTGTCTTGTAGGAGTCGATACCGAAAAATATCCAGAAATCCTGAAAGTGGTTATCTCCGAAGATATGTGGCAGAGACGTGGTTGGTATCTACATCCTCAAAAACAAACCGATTTTAATAATCTCATCACCAAAATGCTGGATAATGAATTTCATTACTACATGGATATCCAAACTCAGGAGTTAAATCAGAAAATTTACCCCTCCTTTTTAAGGTTCCGAGAAAAATTTGACTTCACTGAAGACGATTTGCCTATCAAAACCATGGAAAAAAACTACCAACGCTACAGAACATCACTAAGCGCCTGATAATCAGCTAAAAAAAATCGTTGGATTATTTGTCTGATTTTATTCTCAGTGCTCAAAGCACTGATTGTCGTTTATTTTTTGACCGAATTCCCATTCTTTTGGACCATGATCAATCACTTTCCAAAAAACCCTAAGATGAACGTAGGTGGAAATTCCTCCTTTACCTTCATTCCTGTTTACCTGGTAGTTTCTTTACCACCAATTCAGGGTAAGCTTATCACCAGTCCAGTAGTATTGTCCCCTGGACAGAATATGCTCAACGGGTACTCTACCCTGGAAGAGCTTGATTTCAAAGAAACTCAGAAGGACGAAGACGATGGTCCATTTTATCAAATTGATATTTCTGGATTTATGCCTGGTGACAGCCCTGATCTAATAGATCTCATGGAAAATATGGAGATGGTTAGACATCTTGTAATTGTCAAGGATAATTTGAACCAGAAACGCTTGGTTGGATATAATGCACCACTCTCTTTTAGGGCAACTTTTCAATCAGGAAGCAAACCCGGAGAAGCCCGAGGGTATAAATATTCCTTCTCCGGGCTAAGTGCTAAACGATCTCCAGTTTATAGGTTGGGATAAGTGTCGTTTTTTAGGCACCTGGGCTAATGCATCTTCGTGCTTATGATTAATCAAGCACTGATATCAGAGATATTTAACCAGCCATGGAGCATCGAGAAGCAATATGCACAAGGACTCGCTATGTCTGCAATGGGCGTTTACCGTTCCGGGATAAGACCAGCTGCTGCTGCAAAAATGGAAACTGCGTATGCATTAACTCAATCTGACAGGTCTAGATCAGAAAAGGAAATACAACCAGGATCTATCGGTGTCGTTACTATTGACGGGCCCATCGTAAAGAATTCAGATTACTGGTATGGAATAAAAGGAACTGAAGATGCTGCAGCTGAGTTGCTGGAAATGGATAATAATCCAAATACCATAGGAAATATCCTTGTTCTGAATAGTGGTGGTGGCGCTGTATATGCCATTAAACCAATCACTGATATTATTGAGAATTTAAGTAAGCCATTACTCATTTATTCAAAGGAATACTTGTGTAGTGCTGCTTTCCGTATTGCTGCCCATGGGGCATACATCATGGTTTACCACCCTCAGGCCATTATCGGAAGCATTGGAACGATGTCAACATTCTCCAATATGCAACCAATGCTGGAGAAATGGGGAATGGAGTTTCATGAAATCTATGCCACTTTATCTACGCTCAAAAACAAAACCTTCAATGATGCCTTGGAAGGCAATTACGAACGTATGCGTGAACGTATGCTAGATCCAATGAACTTGGACTTTGTTTCCGATATCAAGGAACTACGCGGAGGCAAAATTTCTACTAAAGAAGCTGGCATCTATGCCGGTGAAACATTCATGGCAACTGAAGCACTGCATCTTGGACTTATTGATGAGATAGGATCCTTTGATGCTGCAATCCAAAAAGTAATTGAGTTAGCGCAAAACACCTCACAAAATAAAAATACCACGAATATGAAGTTTGAAAAAATCACGGCTTTGGCCGGAAAAACTGAGCCAACTCAAGAAGAGCTGGACCAGGCTAATGCTGAATTGACCCAGGCCGGAGTAACCGGTGTTACGCTAGTTGCTGAAACATTGATCACTGAGGCAGCCAATGTCACTAAAGAACGTGATACCCTAGCCGCTGAAAAAATCACTTTAACAAGTGATCTGGCTACGGTGAATACTTCACTTACTTCAGCTCAGGCGGAGAATACAACACTTAAAGCAAAGCTTGCCCAGGGACCTGCATCAGTAGCACCGGTAATTGAATCAAAGGATCCTGTAACGGAAAAGACTGCTGATCAAATTACTGCAGAAGAGATCGCATCTCTACCTCACAACCAAGCGATCGCCAATAACCCAATTTTTAACTAAATAACCTCTATAGAATGATTATAGCAGATATCATTGCCGAATTTGGAGCCTATTACATCAAGAACGATAGTAATATGGCTCGCCTGGTTAAGCAATTAAACAGGCAAAGTAAAACGGATACTGTTTTAACGCCATTTTTCACTGACGACACAATTTACCGTGCCTCTGAAGGACGAATGGGACGTGTATTGCAGCCATTCCAAAAAGCATGGACTCCTATTGGAACAATCAAATTTGTACCAGTAGCGATCGAGATGTTCAAAATGAAGGTGGATACTCAGGAGTACCCGGATGATCTTGAAGGAACCTGGTTAGGGTTTTTAGCTGGTGATCAGATTAACCGTGCTGAATGGCCATTTGTTAGGTGGTTTATCGAAGTGTATCTATTGCCTCAGGCATTAGAGGATTACGAAATGAACGAGATTTACAAAGGTGTATTTGCTGCTCCAACACCTGGTACAGCAGGAGCTGCTGGTACTTCAATGAACGGAATCAGAAAAGCGATTAATGATCAGGTAACCGCTGGCCGTATCTCTCCAATTGTCATGGGAGCAATGCCAAGTACACAGGATGATGCTCTTGTAGATTACATCGAAAAATTCGTGGATAGTATTGATAAACGTTATTGGAACATTCCAATGCAGCTGGCTGTACAGGAGGCTGGAGAAAGAGCGTTCAGAAGAGCATTAAGAGCTAAGTATGGTCAGAATACTGATTTTGCCGGCACTTCTACACTTGTTCCTGAAACGAATATCACAATCGTTGGCCTTCCGTCAATGAATGGATCTGGGAAGATCTGGTGTACTCCTCAATCGAATGCACTTCACCTTAAAAAGAAAACTCAAAACCAGAAGAACGTTCAGATTGAAAATGTAGATCGTCTGGTTAAGATGTACACAGATTGGCATAGCGGGGTTGGTTTTGTAATTCCAGAACTAGTTTGGACCAATGACCAGGACCTGGTTTAATTAACTCATTTTTTATTGTCCCGGCTTTGTCCGGGACTTTTAATACACAACACAATGGCTAAGGAAGAAACTTTAGAAGAAAAAATAACCCGCCTGGAGGCAGAGAAACAAACTGCGATTTTGGGAAAAACTACTGCTGAAAGTGCACTTAAAACAACGGAAGAAACTCATCAAATCCTTGTTTCTGGACTGGAGGCTGAAAAACAAACCGCTATTGAAGGAAAAGCTGCTGCAGAGAATTCTCTTGAATTATTGCAGGAAAAACACAGTGGTCTTCTTTTAGATTCAAGCAATGAAATTGCACGATTGAGTAAAGAACTTGATTCTGCAAAATCAGATGCTGCAGAGTCAAAATTGACCACAACAGTGGATGGACAGAAATATCAGGTCGTTGGTAAATCTTTCAATGTTCCTGGTAAGGGCGTGATGACTGTGTTTGAGATTTTAAAGGACAAGGCTCTATTAAAGGACCTGGTTAACAAGGGTGTTGGATTCATTATTCCGACATCGTAACAAGAGGTTTAACATTTATAATAAAAAATAACATGGCACTAAACGCGAAAAATATTTTATACCCTCAGGGACGCTTAAACCCAGGAGGTATTGGTGGCTTTATCTATTATGCTTTTGAAGAAGATATTGCCAGCTATCCTGCGGCTCTTACTGCTGATACCGAAACAGCTATAACATTTGATGCTTTGGGTTCAGTTCCAATTGCTGATCCTTTCGTAATGCAAACCGGAAAATTCTTCCATAAGATTTACTGTACCCTTGAAATGGGTGAAGTTAAGTTCAGTATGGTTGGGGTTCGTGATTCGAAAAGCTTTGAAAATACTGTTGAAATTTCATTCCCAGGTAATGAGGCTGAAATGATTGGGTTCATTGCAGCAGCAGCGAATAGAAGGATGGCTATTATTGTTCCTGAACAGAATGGAAAACTAAGAGTAGTTGGACATCCTAACTTTCCTGCTCAAATAGATACCTCTGAAGGTACATCAGGTAAAGCTGTTGCTGATGGAAGAGCAACAGTGATCACGATTAAGGCAGCAGCCGGAACCCCTGCTCCTATTTATCTGGCACCTGTTCCATTAGAAGCGGTTGCTCCTTAAAGAAATGGGCATTAAATCTTTGACATTAATAAAGGAGGTTGCAGATAAGTATAGCTTAAAAGGCATTAAAGCTGGCACTTATCACTTCCCTTCGTATGGAGAGATCAGCCTTCATTCAATGTCTTTGGAGAAAGCAGATCGACTATTTGCCAGTGGGTTCCCTTACCTGGTAGAGAAGAAGAAAAGATCTGATGATACGCAATTATAAGGTTTCATAGTTTGGTTTAATTGAAAGCCATCTGCCTATTGGTGGGTGGCTTTTTAAATATTTAGAATGGATATAACCCTCACATCAGAACAAATTAAGCTGGTAAACATCTTGAATCACTTTTTCGTAACTCCACAGGATTACGCTGCTGGTAAATTATTCTATACGACCATGGAAGTATTTGCAAAGCTGCAGAGTATTTATCCTTCAGACTCCTACTCCCCAGAACAGGTGACTGAAGTATTGCTCTATTTGAAAATTGAAACAATTAATGGAGCTGCAGATAAAATATTCTGGTACTTGCAGGAACGTTAGATGTCGTTTTTTGTGCAATTGCAATACCTCATTTTCGTTTTATGGCAATTGCAAAAATATCAATATGGCTGAATGATGTACGAAGAGATTACCAATATGGGGTCTTACTGTATAATCAATTTGGTAAAAGCGAACTACTAAAAGTATTGTTCAATAATGGAGATTCTAGTTATCACCAGGATCGGTTGCATGCTGCATTGGAGGAGTTAAATCCAATGCTGGAAGAATTAACAAATCAATCCTCTTTTAAAATTCCTACACTCCATCAGATGCCTTCCCCATCAAAAAGCTATGGGGTCCCTCAGCAGGCCTGGGATAAATTCCCTGAGCCTATAAAGGATTTATATGGACAGAGCTCTAAGCTTCACAGACATTCACAATTGCTATTTGATCAGGCTAGGATCGCTAAATCGGATGAGGAAAGATTATCCTATGCACTCCCGATGTTACTCGAGCGAAAGGATCTTAATGGAAACTGGAAGGCTATAAAAGACTTTCATGAAAAGGGTAAAATTCAGGAAAAGATCATCGAACAGGAAAAAGCTTCCGTACAGGATCTGAGTATCGCTGAACTGACCAGGCAAATGAAGAATATCCCTTCATACCTGAGTAAGGACAAAAAGAGGGTAATCGATATGCCGGCTGGTCCTAAAAAAAACAAGGTAATGCTCAGGATACAAGAACATGAAGTAAAGCTTGATCTGATTAAAAAACGTTTGGAGGGGATGATATGAGTAAGCTTCTTCAAAAAGACAATAATCAGGAGGCCATCATTACCTATCTCCGGGATCCTGATGCTGATATAGAACTACTTTCCTACAAGCAAAAGCAGCTCTTAGACTATTATACTGATGCTTATACGGTGATGAGGAACTATAACTCTGTTCCTGATGCAATCAATATCCTAATCAAGCTATCTGAAAAGCGCGGGGAAAGAATCAGCAGATCTACCGCCCGTAGGTATGTATATGATGCCATGGATGTATTTGGCTATTCCTCTAAAATCAAACGGGAAGGAATTCTTCATTATGCGACTGAAGTGATGCGCGATGCAATAGCGATGGCAAAAGAACAGCATGATCCTAAAACCATGATCATGGGTGCTAAAGAAGTGGCAGCACTCAATGGAGCAGATGAAATAGATGGACCAAACTTCGATTTGCTGGAACCTCACGTCATTGAGATACTTCTGGATCCAGAAGCCATGAAACTAATAAAAGCCCTGGCTGGAAAAGGATCACTCGATCTGGATACGCTGATGGGAAATGCAATGAACTCTTTAGCTGAAGATGCTGTATATGTTGATCCCAAAGATTGAAAGACCCACAAGGCAGATCTCACGGAACCTGATGCAAATCATGGTACGAGTTGCCCCCCAAAAAATTAAAGTAATTGAAGCTGGCCGTGGTGCAGGAAAAACTACTGTTATGGCAGATGAGGTTTCTGATGTGGTTCATGATATGCCCAGGTCAACTAATTTCATGCAGGGAGTTACCTTTCAGCAAATGTTAACCTTAACGCTTGGATCCTTTGTGGATTCTATGGCCACTTTGGGCTATATACTAGGTCTTCATTATTTTATTGGCAGAAGGCCTCCGGCCAAATGGAAGTGGGCAGAAGCCTATCAGCCACCTCTTAATTATGATAAAGCCATTTACTTTTACAATGGCACCGTGTATCTGCTATTTAGCCAGGATGTTGCCAGTCGTGGTCCAAATACAGCTTCAGGTGTTGCTGATGAGTTTGCGCTCCTGGATCCGACTAAGTTCCAGAGTGAAGCGGTAGCAACCTTACGTTTAAAGCCTAGCGTATTCGGCAAGTGTCGACGGTACCTTAGCCAGACTTACTGCACTTCTATTCCAAGGACTCAGAAAGGTAAGTTCATTTATACCTATGAAGAAGATTCCAGGAAGAACCCGGAGAAAGTTCTGTTCTTAAGGGCCAGCTCACATATCAACAAAGCAAACCTTCCTGATCAATGGTTCGAGAATCAGAAGCGGATACTAAGTAAGTATGACTATAACATCGAGATTGAGAATATCAGACCTCGTGCGCTTAAAGGTGGCTTCTATCCACTGTACTCTGAAGGCAAGCATACCTACACCGCATACAACAATGATTACCTATCAGGGCTTTTAGATAATGGAGATGGTTATGATAAGGATAAGTTCAGTAACATGGACTGCAGACAGGATGCTGACTGGTATCCGGATGCACCGCTTGATATTTCTCTTGATTATGGTAAGTTCAATTGTGTGGTGACAGGACAGGAAACAATGAACATGTGTCGCTTCCTATCAGCCATGAGTGTAGAATCACCAAAGCTTACCAAGGATCTGGTTGAAGAATGGTGCACCTACTACCGGTTCCATACAGAGAAGGTCGTGTACTACTGGTATGATCAGACTGCCCAAGGTAAAGATGGCCGGTCACCTAAATGTTATTCAGAGATTGTTACTGATACCCTGATTGCAAATGGGTGGGAGGTTGTGCCCAGGTATTATGGTAAAGCCCCTGATCATGTAGACAAGTACAACTTCTGGGCAATAGCCATGCGTAATGATCATCCTATACTTCCTCACTTCTCCTGGAACAAACACAACTGCAAGTACCTATTGGAATCAATCAGCAATGCCGGAGCTAAGGAAGGCACCAACGGTATCGAAAAGATTAAGACTGATGAACGTAATGATAAGCTCGATCAACGCTTCACTACTCACTTCTCTGATGCATGTGATATGCTTGCTTACTTTAAGTATGCTCACCTACTCAAAGAGACAGGCATCTGGATGCCAACCATGATGATCTAAACATCATTCAAGAATTTCTCCAAAGTTTCACTCAACAAAAAAAAGTGTACTATTTCTAGTACACTTTCATATTTCGGTTTTTTTGAGATGGCAATTGCCATTTTCCGACAGGGCACGGCTGGCTGTCGAAACACGTTTTGAAACTTTTTTCAAAACAAAAATCAGCTAAAAGACTAATAAACAACTGATTGAATCAATATTTTTGTTTTTTTTTGACACTTATGAGTTAACTGTCTCATTTGCAGATGAAGTCATGTAATTTTCAACGAATGTAGCTTCAACGCATCTTCTAAGTAGAAGCTGTAAATCCATTAGCCAGGCTAAAAACCCCAAATGATAATCCAGTATTAATATCACATATACTAAACTCCCCTTCCCCGCCTGAGTTGCCTGTCTCAGCATTCCAATAAAGAGCAACTGCTTTCAGCCAATTATTTTTAAAAGTCGAATCTCTGTTTTCAAAAAGGACAGGTTGGATGGAAAACTTTCGGGTTGAAAGATCTACTGATAAAAGCTTCATGTCTATTAACTTTTTGATATTAGAAATCACTTCCGCCATCTTCTTTAAATCCATCTGTGGCTTCTTTTTGGCCATTTTTTTTAATATGCTCATAATGTTTTTTTATAGCTTAAAGATACCTAAAAGCGAACATTTTGGCAGCATTGATTGTCGTTTTTTACCTACCTATTCCATCGCATCTTCGTATCAACGATGGGCACAATTCACTTCTCCGAAATGATTAAAGAGCTTGATTCCTGCAAATACCTGGAATCAAAGAACACCTTCAGTATGGTGTACATGAAGTGTGATATCACAAGGGGTACCGGTGGACAGTTGGTCACAGTTGAAAGAGCTCAAAAGTGTGGCCTTCCTTATCACTGCGCAGATAATGAAATGAGAGGTGTAGTTAACCTGGAATCAGGAAGGAAAACCGGCTTTCATTTGCGCCTGGTATTTGAATTTAATGGATTGATAGTTTATTGGTAAAACAGATATGAGTTTAAAAGTACAATTTGATTCAAATGGATTTCCTGCACTTGGTTACATCGAAGGAGGTGCCACAGTTTTTTCTGCAGCTGCTATAGAAAATAAAGGAAATGTAGTTAAAGCAGATTCTGTTAGTCCTAATAAGGAGGAAGAGCAGGGAGCATCCAGGTGGGTGAACTGGGGAACTGGAAATGATTTCCCGATTCAAGTATACAAGGACATTAAGCAAAATGGAATCGCTTCAAGAGCACTGAAACTTAAGGTTGATATGCTTTATGGAAAACGCCTCATCCCGTGTCGGGTGAAAGGGTTTGATCCTAATGGAGGCAAAGAAATTGTTGAATTTGTAGATGATCCTAATATAAACGAATTCTTAAAAAGAAGTAATGTTGACCAGTTGCGGAATAGACTAATTCACGATTTCGTTTTTTTAGGGCAGTGTTTTCCTATCCTGCACCTGAATGCAGACCGTAGCAAAATTGCAATGGTTGATCATGATAAGGGTGGTAAATTCAGATACGCGCCTTTTGATAAATCTAAAAGACGTATTGATGAAGTTTTTAGATCAGCGAATTGGCCAACTCCATCAGAGGATCAGCTGGATGTTTTTAAGTGCCTGGACAGCTTTCATTATTACCTTGAGATTGATCGTGTCCGTTATGAGGATGAGATGCGGTACGTATTTCCAGTAAGAACTTATGATATCGTAAACGATTACTATTCTATTGCCATCTGGAATACGGTCAGAGAGAATGGCTGGCTGGCAAACTCAAATAGCATCCCTAAGATCATCCAATCAATCATCAAAAATTCGATGACTATTAAGTATCACATCAGAATCCCTCTTTCTTATTGGAAAGGGCAATTTGATAATTGGGAAAGAATGAAACCCGAGGACCGGACTCAGGTTATAAATGCTAAACTTCAGGAGATCAATGATTTCTTGACTGGGGTTGATAATCCAATGAAAAGCTTTATATCTCATTATGCTACTGATCCGCAAACTGGAAAAGAAGTAGCTGGTTGGCAAATTGATGCACTAGAAGACAAAATGAAATATGATGCATGGAACTCAGTTTCAACTGCTGCCAGTGCGGAAATTATGTTTGCCATCGGGATTAATCCCGCAATCTTTGGGCTTGGAAATCCAGGAGGAGAATTGAAAAGTGGTGGGTCTGACATTAGAGAATCATGGCTGACCATGATTGCAAGCGCCCAGGGAGAAAGAGATACCATCTATTCCTGGTGGCCATTTGTCAGAGAATATAACGGATATCCCTCCGATGTAGAATTACGTACTGTTGACCAGGTATTGACGACTCTTGATCAGGGTAAAGGCACCGCAAAAACATTAAGCTAATGACAATTATCACCACCATTGACGAGCTAAAAAAGTATGTGGAGGTCTCTAAAAGCCTCAAAATTGAGACTGTTGGACCTTCTTTAAAATCAGCTGGCCGCCGGCATTTAAAAGATTGCTTAGGTCCGGAACTATTTCTCAGGTTAATTAAAGCTTACCAGGATGCTGGACTGAAAGTGTCTGATATGTCGGATGAACTGAAGGAATTAGCAGAGCTATGCCAAGCTGCAGCTGCCAATATCGGAATGAGCCTACTAATCCCCAGGGTAAGCATCTCTATTTCTGAATCCGGTATCAGCAGATTAGAAAATGACAATCAAAAAACAGCATACCAATATCAGGAGGTAAATGCTAAAGAATCTTATTTAAGATCTGGTTATGATGCCTTAGAAGATATTTTTATTTACCTGGAGGAGCATAAAGAGTTGTATCCGGACTGGGTTGCCAGTAGCGCTTACTTGGATTTCAAAAAATACTTTATCCAGTCTGCTGCAGAGTTCTCAAGTCTCTATAACATTCAGCAATCCCGCTTATCATTTCTGGCAGTTAGGTACATCATGAAGAGGATTGAGGATTTCCAGGTTAAAGATATAATTAGTAAGAAGCTTTTCGACACAATCAAGTCCCAAGTAAAATCTGGAACCATTACTCCTCAGAATAGGATTCTTCTGGATGATTTCATTTGTCCTGGTGTCGCACTGATCACCATTGCAAAAGGGGTATGGGAAAGAGCATTGGATATTTCTGAATATGGGGTGACGATCTCTATGCGAGGAAGTTCTGGAAATAATGAGCTACGACAAGCAGCGGAATTAAAGAATCAACAAAAAATGGCTGATCAGCTGCTGGCTGATGGGAACCTCTACTTGAGTCAACTTGGAGTTTTCCTAGAGGAAAATAAATCCGACTATCCTGATTATGAACCTCCGAAAGTTGAAAGCTTACTTTTTACCATTAAAAACAAAAAGGATAACGGAATCTACAGCGTATAAAACCTATGACTACAATCGAACTTGTAATAGCATTATTAAGTACCGCGGGAGGAACTGCATGGCTAACGGCATTCCTTAACCGTAAAAAATCAGAAGCAGAGACTGGAAAAATTATTTCAGAAACATATCAAGATGTAATTGATAGTCTAAGAAAAGAAATATCACGCCTGGAGGAAAGGTTAACACTACAGGAGCAGCAGGGCCTTAAATACCTCGACATTATTGCAGAGCAAAGAAAAACAGAAAATGAGCTTAGGGAAAAACTGAAAAGTTTTGAAAAAATGGAAACAAAGTCCCAAAAGCGAATAGCCGAATTAGAATCAGAAGTTTCACAATTAAAAATCAGACAAGATCATGAACAAAGCATTTAAAAGAATCAACATCTACAATATCATAATTACCTGCCTAATTGTTGTTTTTTTATACCTGTCGTACTCTTTATACTTTGCTTCAGGTGACTCTATTTATTTCTTCAGTTGGATGTCTACACAGATAATGACTGCTTTAATCTATTCTATAAGTTTAAAGACATGGGACATAAAATACAGGACCCAAATATCAGAATTGGAATTACAAATTTTAAAATCATGAATAAAACCAAAAAAATCTTAAGAGATCATATGAGTGTTATGCTCATTACCATGGCTTTCATTTTTATCATGTACATAATGTACGCTGTGATGCAAGCACCAGCTTTCTATTTATTCCTCGTAATGAGTGCTTATGGATACGTAATAGACGCTCTAATCTATTTTAAATGCTTAAAAGAGCAGGACATAAAATACAGGAAACAAATTGCAGAATTAGAATCACAAATTTCAAAATTAAGAACCCTTTAAAATCATGAATAAAGCCTTTAAAACACTTAAAGAGTACACTGCTCTGATCGTAGCAGTCCTCCTTTTTTTTGTATCACCATTTATCCTTCACTACCTGGATCCGGTAGCAGCCACTTATGATGCTGGAGTTTTCCAGGTCATTAACCTTGCCGTCATTCAATTCTGTGTGTATATGGCCATCACCTGGACAGTAGTAAAAAACATTTGGCCAGCAATAGGTCAATACTTCAAAACATCATTCAATCACGATTTTAAAGATTTATCAAAATGGCAAAAAGTTTCTATCTCCTTATCGGTTTACTTTTTAGTTTTTCTGTTCCTTGTATTGCTCAGCAGAGTATTCATGACAGCAGGTTAAAGGTTACTGAAATTTATGAATCACAAATTGGTGTCCGAGAACTGACAGGAAAAAATGACGGAAAAAGTGTTGAAGCCTATTTGAAGTATGTTGGTTTAGGTAAGGGTTATGCCTGGTGTGCTGCCTTTACCTGCTGGACTTTAAATCAGGCTTCTATTAAAAATCCAAAATCAGCCTGGTCACCAGATATGTTTCCTTCAGCTAATGTGATTTATAGCAAAACCGACAAAGAAAATATTACTCCAGAGCAGGGAGATGTTTTCGGTATCTATTTCCCTGACAAAAAAAGAATTGCCCACGTTGGGTTTATACATAAATGGGGAAAATCAGAAGTGATCACTGTAGAAGGAAACACCAACCAGGCTGGAAGCCGGGAAGGTGATGGAGTATACAGAAAAAGACGTATTACCGGTCAGATTTATAAAGTTTCAAGATTCATACGATGAAAAAAAGCATCTATACTTTAGCATTTCTAATAGTCGCTTTATCTGCATGTAAGACTAGAAATGTCAACAAAACAAGTGATTTGACTCATGTAAATGCACAGTTCAGTACTGCTGCTACCAGTCAATCCAAAATGCAAGAGAAATTGACAATAAAGTCATTAACTGAAGAGAAATCAGGTATTTGGATATGGGATGAATGGTATTCTGAAGATAGTAATGATACGTCTACTGATACTGGAGAAGCAAAAGTTAATAAACCAATTCACCGTCGTACAACTTTTACGGCCAACAATAAAAAAAGCTCTAAACAGAGTGATGAGCAGACAGATTTGGAAAATCAATCAAAACAAAGTGTTTATCTTGAGACTGATAGTTTAAATAAATCTGATCATAAGGATACTGAGTCAAAAAGTAGTTTTTCATGGGTAACTTGGCTATTGGTTACTATATGTGTGATTATTGCCATACGTTTTATTATTAAAGAATTCAATACTAAACCATGAAGAATATCCGGATTGAAATAGAGATAAATAAAAAATTAAATGTTACTGAACTGCAGTTGCCTGAATGTTGGGATGAAGTGCCTTCTGAAGTCTACCCACAGTTATGCAGTCTTTATTTAAAGACTGCAGAGCAAATGAGTATTTTTGATAAAACGGTGAGGGCTTTTATTTTACTAACGCTTCCTCATTATGAAACCATTAAATCTTTAACTGGAGAAGAGCTTTACGATCTATTACCTCTTGTTGATTGGGTGTTTAATAAATTGGATCTCAGTAAAAACCCGTTGGGTATAATTAGGGTTGCAGGTTTAGAATTTCATGGTCCGGAGGCCGAAATGGAAAACCTAAGATTTGCAGAATGGTGTGTGGCAGATACACATTTTATTAATTACTCCAGATCCGCTAACATAAATGATCTCGAAATGTTAGCCGCTTGTATTTACCGGCCAGTAGGTGTTGGGTCAGATTACCTAATAACCTCTCCAACCTACAGGGGTGATATCAGGGAAAAATTTAATGATCAGTTGCTGCCTATTCGAAAGAAGCTTATGTCAACACTTGATCCAGCTTTGCTTCATGGTATATATTTGTTTTTTGCCAGTTCAAAGCACAAAATAATCGGATTATATCAGGAGTTCTTTCCGCCACCAAAACAAACCTCTCAAAGCACTCCAGTGGATGATCATTCCTTCTCCTGGTTTGACATCTATGATGATCTGCGAGGTGATCCGAAGTTTGGGGGCCCTGATAAACTGGAAGATGAATTCCTTCATACCGTTCTGGCCAGTATAGAAAGAAGTAAAAAGACCATGAAGGATTTAAAGTCTAAATACAAAATTTAAGCTATGACACTACTGCAGCTAAAAGACTATTTTGAGGATTATGCAAAAAAACACGTCGAACTTAGGCATGATCCTACTGATGATCAGAAAATAACATTTTATTGCTTGAATACTGAGGATAAGGCTAATGATTATATCCGAAGTGCTCCGATGGATCTGGTAATGCTTTTAATGCCATACGATAAAGCGCAAACACCACCTTCAGGAGAAAACTACAACTGGGATAAAAGCATGTGCTTTTTTATTTTGAAGCGTTGTGACATTAATGATAATGATTCAATAATTGAGGCTCAAAGTCAGTGTGAGGTTATTGCTGATGATTTTTGCACCGTAATGATTGCCGATCGAACTACAAAATTAACAAGCCTTGTTTCAGGATCAATAACGATGAGCCCAATTGGACCAGTTGTAAACGAACATTATGGTTATATATGTATGTTTAATGTAGTAGATTCCTTTAATCATTATGTGGATCCAAACCGCTGGCAACTCTAGCATCGGATGTCGTTTTTATGATTAGAATTCTTACGGATATTGGTTGCATAGGAAATTATAACTTATGTCTGTATCCCTTACTACATCTCCAGCTGCAATAGCATTCAGTGCTGATCAAATCTTTGCAAAATTCACTTGCACAAATTACATTCAGCAGTTGGGTGATTTTTCAGTAAATGAACTGGATGTTTTACAACCAATGATTCCTGGAACTTCGTTGAGAATAAGATACTCTGGTGTTGATATCAGCATGATGGCAAGTCCTAATCCTGATGATACCGGCAAAGAGTTCTTGTCGGGTACAAGTTCTTCCCAGGCCTTGTTACCTTATTTTAAATCTAATTATTCTTTAAGTAGAGATTTTGAAATTACTGCTCCAGCTTCAAACAAGATTCGTTTTACAGCTCGAACTAAAAAACTTGGATATAATTTTACTGGCAATACTTCTGCATACTTCTCATTAATTAATCGGACACCAGGCACAGTACAGATTTTAAGACCGAAGTATGCAGTCTTTTTCAGGCTTTATATAGAAAATAAGGATAACACCGGTTTTAACCTATTCTATACAACAAAGCTTCCTATTCTCGGTGGAAATGGGCAAACTGAGATCAGCATAGGTGATAAATTACATAATGAGATCATGATGGATCTTAGATCTGATTTTTCAGATATCCCACAGGATCACCCATTGTTGTGTAAAGCGTCATGCCGAAAGTATTATTTTGAATTTGCTGAGAGTTTTGGTGATGTAGAAGAAGTCAAGAAAATTCAAAAATCACCAGAGTTTACCGTGTTGCATGGGGGCTTATCTTATGTAGCGCAATTCAATAGCACTATGTTAAGCTTAATTGCGCCTGGTGCCGCTGATACCGATCGCTTTTTAAAACAGGGAAATGTAACGGTATACACCAGGACGAATCAACCACAGTACCTTTATTTTTTTAACACTAGAGCATCAGCTCCCGGTGCAGTTATCAGGGCCAAATTTCATTTAAAAGATGGCACAGAAGTATTAAAGTCATTGGGAACTTTTGATTTGGAAACATTGAGAAAATATGCTTTCAATCTACGTTTCGATGACATCACTACTCCTAACGAATTTGCAGGTCAAAGAGTCATAAAATATGAGGTTTGGCTGGAGACTGCTGCTGGAGAAAAAAGATCTGAAATCAGGACCTATTTCATGAACTTTGAATATCGGGAATTTGCCAGGTACTTTCTATCCTGGTCAAGCTTTGGTTCATTAGATTCTCATCTATGCTACGGAAAAGGGAATAGTGAATTTGAGCTATTTCAAAAGGATGCTACAAAAACACTGCCTTTTGGGTATGATATTAAGCACGGAAATTCTATCTCATTTGATCTAAAGCTGAAAAGCTCCTTTAAGGTGGCGACCGGGTGGATGTCAAAAAGGGAAATGCTATTAAATAGAGATTTCTTCCTCTCCCCTTTTAAGTATCGCTACACTGGTGGGCTTATGCTGCCCATAAAAATAGAGAGTAAAACTATTTCGGAAAATAAAGATGGTGAGAATCTATATAGCCAACTCTTTGATTACTCCTACCAGTTCGAAGATCATAACTTCACAGAAGGTGACAATGAAGATTCCGGAGTAAGTGCCGGGGATTTTTTTTTTAACTCAGATCCAGTAATTGGAAACCCAGCCGATGGACTAACAGAAAAAGACCCTACTGTACCTCGTTGGGTGAAATCGATTACCCAATCAGATATTGATAGGTGGAATGCAGGCGGCTCTGGTGGCGGAGGTGGTGATTTCTCAAATTATTATACAAAGTTGGAGATTAAGAATCTATATGCAGGATTCCCAGCAATTGAGGGATACAACAAATCAAATTGGGATAATTCATTTAGTTGGGGTAATCATGCCGGTTTATACCAGCCTTTGGAAAATCAGCGATTGAGCACGCAAAACTTAGTAGATTTTAACGAAATAACGGCTACAAATAAGCTTTTCATTCCAGCTACCGGAACTCGCAAATGGAAAATTTATGTTGATGAGCAGGGAAGTGGTGGTGGCGCTATTGCTCCTCCTGTAGTTTCCTCACTATGGGATTTAACCAATACCTTAAGATCTGGATCTGAGCAAAACAACCAGGTACTTTCTTATGATGCATTAACCGGAAGGTGGACGAATAAGACGATCAACGTAGATGTGGATTTAAGTTCCTATGCTAAACGCGACGGAAGCAATGTAAATGGCAACTGGAACATTAATATTTTAGGAAATGCCTATTCAGCGACTATGTGGGGAGGTCAAGAGTTTAGCGGAGGAAGCACGAATCTCACTCCTAATTATTTATTGGGAGCATACCCGGGGGGAAAGTCATGGTATGTTGATGCTTTTGCATTAAGAAGCTTTATCGGATCACCACCAGGTGGTGAAACTTGGCAGAGTGTGATGAATAGAGGTTCCGGGATTTCAAATACAGCCTTTTTTGGTGGTAATTCAAGGCCTACTGGTAATATTTCAGGAAAAGCGGTATATATAGAACAGAGTGGAGGATATGGGACAGTAGGTTCTTACGATTTTGATTGGAGCGTTGGCGTTCCGTTGTTAATACAGCCAGCAGGCGGAACTGTAAGTATAGGATACACAACAGATAAAGGATATACCTTGGCTGTTAATGGTAGAGGTATATTTAACGGCGGTGTATTTAATGAAGGAAATGAGAGCACCTACGGCTTAAGAGTGTCCGATTCAAGAGCTTTAGATAAAGGCATTCTATTAGGTCACAATCCATTATCCAATATTGGATTTATCTCATCGATTCATGATGGGGTGGCATGGCAATCTATATCAATAAATCCTAATGGAGGTAATTTGATGGTCGGATTTTCAACAGATCAGGGCTACAATATTGCGGTGAATGGAAGTGGCCTTTTTACTAGAAATATATTGATTTCTGGTGATTACGGGCAAGGCTATCAGCTAGAAGACGGATTCGGAATAAATAGAAGGCCGGGCTGGACTCAATTTACTTATCAAAACATTGAAAGGTTAGCTATTGATGGTAATGGAATCCAGGTTAACGGTCAATCACGTTCTACCGATGGATTTAAATCTTATACCCATAAAGGAATAGCTGGTGATTACGATGCAAATGGAACAACTGATAAAATAATTTGGACTATTGGCGATTCTTGGAATGAGGTAACCGCAATGTATGGAATTGGGTATTCTTATGCTACAAAATATGGCAATGCTCACCAGATAGTTTTTAGGTTAGCTGGGAATGTCAAAGCGTCAATAGTATTGAGTGATGGTTCTGCCTATTTCGACGGATCTGTCACCGCTCCTGTCATTAAAGCAACAAACAAACTTTTTATCCCGGAAAAAGATTCAGGAGGCCAACCGAATGGGGTTCTTTGGCAAATTTACATTCAACGAAATCAATAATGGCAGCACCTAGCACAGCATATTTATTTGGTGGTACAGCCACATTTCCGATGCACATTGAGGGAGAAATAAAACTGGACTGTTATCCGGCTTTATTTCTCGCTGAGCATGGGAATTATATTAAACAAAGGTTCTTTTTGGACGCGCTTTTGGTCATAGATAATGAACAAGGTGACAAAGCTTTCTTAGGCCTGATCGAATACGCCTCTGCAAACTGGTTTATGCATTCAAAACCGAGGTTATCCAAGGGGATGCTTGCAAAAGATGAGTCTACCAAATACGCCATACTAAATGACGCCGGGTTAAATACATTTGGATTGCCTCAGTTTGTATCCAGAGAAGGTAGCGCGGTTAACTATATCGAATTTACCGTGGCGCTATTACAACCTTGGTATGGTACAGTGACCAGCTTCGAAATAGAATTTTGGGCAGGAGGCTCGAGGGTCACATCAATAACCATGGACCTGGCTAATTTTATACCTAATTATGATTTTGGGGACTCATTGGAAGCTTATTCTCCCGCATTGGACATTACCAGAGCAAGGGCATATAAAGTACAGCTAAGCCCGGCTTTAGATGTCGCTGCTCTGGATAATATGAGCTATGATCTTAAATTCATCATGGGTGATGAGCTTTTTTACAAGGAGCAGCTTAAAACAGTGAACTTCCCATTATCAGCACCAGTTAGCGTTCTTTCATTAAAACTACGTCCTCAAGGTGGGTGTGAAACGTCAACAGAGATAAGCAAAGCGTTGTTCACTGAAATTGAACGAGTAAGATTATTACCTGGCCTGCCAGATCCACCACGTATTATATACAGAGAGCCTAATGGTCAATATGTATGGTGTTCTCAGGATATCAATGATTATTCAACAGTTTTTTACTCAGACACCAACCTATCAGTTCGAGCAAATGGGTGGTTTTTTGGTGGATGGGATAATTACGTTGTAGAGGTGCAAAACGGACTTCAAGGGCAAAGATTCCTATGCCAACCAGTGGTTATTGTTCCACCGCGTGATATCTCAAGGTTCTCAATTCAGGTTGATAGAGTTGATGTAAGTGGAAATGGAAGAATTGCATCAGTATCATTCACGGTTAGACGAAACTTAGACAATGGCGGCGATTCAGGCGATGTTGGGGTTAACTTTAAAATTGATGATGGGCATGCGATCACATTAGGCTCTTGGTTTTTGTCTGCAGGATCGACACAAGCATCCGGCACAATTGACCACACAATAGGGAAGCCTAACGAATTCACAGGCGTAACAGCATCTATTCAGTCATTAAATTGGGATGTTGCATAAAGAAAAAAATATGGAAAATTATGAAGTAGTATTAGTCTCAGATGCTCAAGGAGCTGTCTTGAAGGCAACGGAAATCACCTTAAACTTTCAAGGTGTAATTAACATGGATACCCGTGCTAAAGGTAACATGACGACAGTGAGCTTTACTGTTGATGGGAATCAAGAGTCGGTATTGCGTGATGGCACCTTAGTCTCCGGACCGCTGAAGCAGATGGCGATCCGAGGGGAAGAACTGGAGGTTTTAATCTCAAAAATGGCTGAAGGTCCGGAAAAAGTTAAATCCATAGCGAAGCTCGCTATCTGGAAAACATTCAACACATCGCTTCAAACAGCCCTAACTACGGCAATGAAAGCACAATACTTATTAGATAATCCTTTAACACAAGCATAATTATGTCCGGAACTAAAAAGAGTCACTCAGAAACAAAAAAACAAGAAAAAAATTTGCTGCAGTTTGGACTAATTAAAGTGCTAACAAATTTATTACCTGGCTTTAAGACCCCTACTTATGCCGATATGTTAAGAATAGACGGACTTATGAAAAAATTCCAGTCCACTTTTGATGAAGAACAAGCGCATATCATTTCAGTTTATGAACAGAATAACCTTCCAAAAGAAGAAGATGTTAATCCGAATCATCCTTTATTTAGGCAAATAAATGAAGAGTTCAGCATAGGACTAAGCAGCCTGGCTCTGACAGAAATTCAAAAGTTCACATTATCAGAATTTAACAACTCTGTTGATGGGTTGGCTTTCAATTATCATGAAAGATCATTACTGCAGAAATATTTGGTCATTGAAGAGAAAGTCTAATCCTTTTTAATATGGAGATTATTAATGAACGTGGCCAAATACTTGAATTATCTGACCGTACATCTCTAAGCGTAGAGAGGTACAATTCCCTATTTAATAGCTCAGATAAATTACTTCAGGATACAATATATCCAGATAAAACTGGCCTAACTGAGAGCAACAAAGTTTTTATTGGTAATGGTCACCTGGTAGAAATATCAAATGATGCCTATAGTTTACCTGTTAAAATTGTAGTATCAGGCTCAACATTTTTCTCAGGAATCATGGTTTACCGCATAACAAATAACGAAATCTCATTTGAATTGCGAGTGAATTTCGGCTCAATTGCCAATAAACTGAAAACAACCAACGTACGGGATATTTATACCGAGGACTCATATTTCCCTGGGACAAGCTCTGGCACAATTCTACCCCTCATGTTAGATACAGCTAAGAACCCGAATAACTATCCTTATGTGTTTTTCCCTGTATGGAATGACAATTGGGTTGATAGTGCTAGTGTTGTTGCAGCTAATAGTCCATTCGTGAACGCATGGGATCATAATCTTCAGAAGTTCTCTGGAACGACTGTTAATGTACCATACTGGCGGTTGTCATATGTGATTTCAAAAATCATAGAGTATCTGCAATTTAATGTAGAAGGAAATTATTTCACTGATCCTATTGAACAGGAGATATACCTTTTTACGCTTCTAGGCGTATTTCCAAGATGGAATGGCATACTTTCGAGTACGTCTCATCTTCCTGATTTGATGATTAATGAGTTTCTTAAACAAATTATTGAACGCAAAAGGATCTCCTTTGATATTGATAGTTTTACAAATACCGTTACGATTGAAACAGCTCAATCCATTTTATCTGATCCAGAATTTATAGACATTAGTGATTACATTGAAAGTATCCAGGAAATCTCCGTGCCGGAGAAAAAAGGTTATAAAATCACTTTAAAACTTAATGAAAATGACGACTCATGGAATACCGGAACTTCAGATAAAAAGGTTTTTCAAGCTCCTTATATTCTTAATGTAGGGTCAAAAGAAAATGTAATTGAGATGTCTGTGGGCACTTTAAGGATGAAAAAGGATACACTTTATACCTATCCAATGAATAAGGAACTGGTAAAGCAAACCTATTTTGATAATAATTGGCCACTTACATTATTGCGGTATAAAGGAATGAAAAATCTCTCTGGAGGTAAGGTGTTTCCTGAAGCCACCCCTCTGAATCTAGATTTATCAGATGCTGAGTGGTACCAGTTTTTAAATGATAGTAAACCCGTTACAATTATCGCCAACATCCCTCCATCGATTCTGGCCAAGATGAAGCCGTCTATAAAACTTCGATGCATATCTGAACAGGGCATTCATTTCCTTGTAATCCCTGAGAAAATCAGCTACAATTTGACTCCAGGAATTACTGAATTTGTACAAAAAGTAAAGATCGATGCCAGAATTGTAACTACTTCCTATGAAACCAAAGTAGATATCGAGGCCGTAATCCCTGAACAGCTTGTCCAGGAGATGTTCTTGGTTAAATTTAAAGCATTTTGGGATCCAGAAGTTTATGATTTCCAATCTTTGAAAATAGAAAGGATCCCAGAGGTAGGTAGCACTGGAGTTTTCGGATACACGACAATTAAATATCCTACTGATGAGGCTGGAGCTGGTGGGTCAATTGGCACCACATTCGCCACTGCTGGTAATAGGATTGACATTGAATATCGATCTGAGTTTAGACTTTATACAGATGTAAAACCAAGATATTACTTGCGATGGGGCAGAAAAGGGACGTTTACTGAAAAATCTGGGTATTATACTTTTGATCGAATAGCTGGAGTACCATGGCCAGAGGAAGGCGATAAACCTATTTGGATAGTGTTCTAACACCAATTGTCGTTTTTTAGAGAACCAATTGCAGTGAGATTAGTTATAAAATCTCATCAATAATGGCTACAAAAGACGAAGTAAGAAGGGTATCGATCTACATCAATGGCTCTGAGGCTGAGCTGACATTTAAAGAGCTCGGCCGTGGCGCTAATAAACTAAAGAATGAACTTGGTCAACTAACCCCAGGAACAGAGGCTTTCAGAAAGAAGGCGGAAGAATTGAGGCAGGTCAATGCTATTCTGAGTGGGATTAGACAAGAGGTAAATGGAGTCAATGAATCATTTAGTAGTTTAAAGGATAGCATTGATGATGCAAAAAACCTCTTATTAGCCGGTTTTAGTATTGATGCTTTAGTTTCTGGAATTCGGGATGTTATAGCGCAAAATGCTGAGCTTTCTGACAGTCTTTCGAATGTTCAAAAAACAACTGGCCTTACCCAGGCTAGTGTAATCCACTTAAATGATGATTTAAAAAAAATTGATACCAGAACTGCCCAGGAAGATCTCTTAGGGCTGGCAACAGTAGCGGGTAAATTAGGTATTAGCGCAGAATCTGATGTGTTGGCATTTGTTAAGGCAGCAGATCAGATCAGTGTTGCTTTAGGAGAAGATCTCGGAGGAGCAGAGGAAGCGGTGAACTCCTTGGGTAAGCTAACAGATATATTCAAAATCAAAGATGAATATGGTCTAGAGCAATCCTTGCTAAAAGTAGGTTCTGCGATCAATGAACTTGGGGCCGCTGGTACTGCTAATGAAGGATACCTGGTTAGTTTTGCAAGCCGCATGGCTGGTATAGCTCCAGCTGCAAAAATAAGTGTCGAAAATATTTTGGGATTAGGGGCCGTAATGGATGAATTATCGCAACCTGTTGAAGCTTCCACTACTGCTATCGGTCAATTTATTGTAGGACTTGGCAAGGATACGGGGAAATTCGCCCAGATAGCTAAAATGTCGAAGTCTGCCTTCGAGGATCTACTTGGTAAAGATGCCAATGCCGCAATGATTGCTGTGCTGGAGAACGTGAAGTCTACCGGTGGTGGTATTCAGGACTTAGCCGACAATATGGGTATGGTTGGTGAAGATGGTGCCAGGGCCGTTACTGCATTAGGTGCTTTATCAAACAATCTCGATCTTTTGAAAAAACGCCAAGCATTAGCAAACTGGGAATTTTTACAGGGAACATCACTAACTAATGAATTCAATGTAAAGAATGACAATCTCGCTGCCACACTGGATAAAATGGGAAAGAAGCTGGCCAACGTATGGACAGACTCTTCGGTCCTCTCAGCAATTACTTCAGTAACCAAACTTATCTTCAACAATATTGATGCAATTGGGTCCTTTATAAAAGTACTTATGATTGCTGGTATTGCCTGGGGCACTTATGCGCTCTCTGTCCTAATAGCAACAAAGGCCAAGGCAGAGTATATAAAAACGTTAATTGCCGCCGAAACCTTAGAGAAATTAAGCATTGTTTCTACTACGGCACTAAGCATGGCTAAGGCTGTTTTAACCGGAAATCTTAGGAAAGCTAAGCAAGAATGGCTGTTACTTAATGCCGTTATGGGATCAAACCCTTATGCTTTGGTAATTGCAGGAGTAGTCGCCCTGGGCGCAGCGCTTTACCTTTATTCAAGTAGATTGACAGAAGCCGAAAAAGCTCAAAAGACCCTAAATGATATTCAGGTTGAAGCCTCTAGCAGTATTGCTGAAGAAAAAAACAAAATTGACTCTCTCATTGATGTGATCAAAAACGAGAACATTGCAAAATCCGATAGAATTTCAAAAGTTAAGGAGCTCAGAGCCATCATGCCTGGATATCTTCAGCATTACTCTGATGAGGAAATTCTTGCTGGTAAGGCAACAGAAGCAATTGGTAAATACATAAATGCCCTGGAAAGACGTGCTCTTGAAGAGGCCTCATTAAAGAAATTGACCGAAATCGATCAGAAAAAAATTGAACTAAATCAGAGAATTGAGGAAGGGCCTGGCTTCATGGATGGTATGAAGAACTTTTATAAACTTGATTTTTCTGGTGACAAATTTCGAAAATCCCTTAATGAAGAAATCGAAGGACTGGAGAATCAGAGGAAACTAATTAAGGAAAAAATGAACTCCAGTATCAAAACTGGACTTGCTGAAACCAATACAGATAAAAAACCTGATAATTCAATAGGTAAAAGAATTGAAGAGCTTAAAAACCAGATAAGCATTTTAGAAAATGCTTATCAAAAATTAGATGCGACCGATACCAAAGGCATTACTTCTAATATAAAAAAACGCAGGGAGCTCGAAAAGCAGCTGGAGCAATTAAATGGATCAACTAAAGCTCCTAAAAAGGATAAATCCTTAAAAAAAGCGGAGAAATTATTTGATGATGCTGAATTGGAGCGGATTTCCTCTTTAGAAAGAACAGCCCAGGCAATTATGGATAGTTATGCCAAAGAGCTATCTGAAACCGATGAGCATTTTAGACAATTACAGAAAAAGCATCACACAAACGCACAGGCTGTAGCTCAGATAGAAAAGGAGAGAATCTCAAAATTACAACAGCTGAATGAGAAATTCCGCAAAGAAGATCTTGCTACTCTTACTGGTATACAGAACGAAATTAGCCAATTAAGTACCGCTGCAATATCAAGAGATACCGATCGACAATTAGCTGAATTGGAAGAAGCCAGCAGGCTGAAAATCGCTCAACTTGATAAAGAAGACACCGAAGTAAGAGAAAGGGTCACTAAACAGAAAGCGTCAATTGATGCTCTTAAAAAATCTGGTAAAAATGATGAGGCTTTAATTTTAGAAGAGGCCGTTGCCCGTGAACTTGATATCCTGGATAAGAGCGGAAAACTTCGGGAACAATATCTTAAAAGTCAGACTAAAAAGGAAAATGAGATAAAATCTACTGCAGCAGGTAACAAAAGACTTTCAGGACTTGAAGCTGATGTTGTAAATGCAAATAGTGAAGGAGATGGTAAAAAATCAATCGATGCCCAAATTGCATTACTGGACTTTAAACATCAAATCGAGGTTGAAAAAGCGGAAGAAACTGGATTGGCCGTTGAAGAAATAAATGCAAGATATCGATCAGAAAGAAAAACCCTAGAGGAGGCTCATATAAAAGAACAAAATGAATTTGCCATCGAAATGGCTCAAAAAGCTTCTGATACGGTTTTTTCTATGTTAGCAAATTCTAGGCATGCAGAAACAGATGCTGCGATTAGTCGACTGGATAAAGAACGAGAAACTGAGTTAAGCAATAAGAACTTGACTGAATCTCAAAAAGAGGCTATAAATAGAAAATATGATGAAAAAGTAAAAAAGGAGAAGGAAAAAGCATGGAAGAATGATCAACGAGCTTCGATAGCTCAGGCCCTGATCAATGGTGCGTTAGCAGTCACAAAAGTATTAGCGCAAACTGGGATTCTTTCTCCTTTTGCAATTCCTGCAATTGTTGCTGGTACTGCTGCCGAGGTCGCATTGATCGCAACTCAAAAAATGCCTCAGTTTGAGCATGGTGGTTACTCTGCTGGTGATTATGACACTGAAGACAAATCCTCACCTTCTGGATTTGTTCGTCGACCTACGCTATTTAGTAACAGCAGTAGCGGCCGACCATTTATTGCTGGAGAAGGATATAAAACAGAATATATCATCAGCTCTGAACAATTAAAAGATCCGGTAATTGCAGATTTCGTATCTACAGTTGAGGATATGCGTGGTGTCCGTCGATTCGAACAGGGTGGATACAGTAACCAGACTGTTACTTCAACTATAAGTAAACCACCGGCTGCGCAACCTGCTCCATCAATAACTTTTGATACTAAACCATTAGAAAATAAAATGGATCAATTTATTTATTTAGCAAAAGATGCTTGGAACTACAGGATATTCGAAGAAAAGCAGAATAAAATTTTGGAAGCAAGAAATAATGCATCGGCATAATCATGGAAAATATTGAACAATTAAACACAGGAGTTAAAAACTGGGGTGGCCAAACCATTCAGGAAATTAAATCTTCCTATGACTCATTAGTTAGTGGAAAGTCTGGAGATGGAAAGAAGAGTTTAAAGCTGAGAACACGTAAAAATTTTGGTGAAATAGAACAACTCATCTTTGGATTTAGTAGATATCTAGTTTGGATTCACAAAGGAGCCAGTAAAGGACATGGTGGGGCTAAAGGCTCTACCTGGTTCCATAATGGAGCAAGGGTTAAGACAAACCCTAATAGCTTTGGTAAAATGGATACTCAGTCTAGGGTTAAAAAAGAATTTATGAATCCAGTACTTGATAAACAGCTTCCAAAGCTTGCCGATGTTGTCGCAGGTTTTAAAGCAGATCAAGCAATTAAATCTATACAAATCAAATAGATTGGCTTTTTTGCTAAAAAAAATGAAAAAATTCTTAATGCTTTACTTATTAATTGACGTCACAAAGGAGAATCAAAAAGCGTAACAATTTCAGATTGATGTATTAATTTTCTCTATTTTGGTCCAATAAACTAAAAAAAATGAAAAAATTACACGTACTCATTGCTGCAGCTGCACTTCTTATGAGCAGCTGCAGTCCAATTATCAGAACTCCAGAAGAGTTCAGTTCTGGAATTACAGATTACAGCACTTTTGCAAAAAAAGGCTTCTTTATAACTGAATCTAACTCAGTAAACTTCGATTATCAGCCTATTGGATCTGTATATGTTAAACAGCAAGCTGGCTATGAAGTATTGTCGAATACTACGAAACAAAAAGTATACTCGGATGATGTTATCGGAGGTAAATCGACAGAAGATTTCAATACTTTGAAAATTGGCTCTAAATTTATTCCACTTGACATAAATAGAGGATTAAAAGAAATCCATTTTCAGTCTGAAAAATCTGGAGCAAATGGCATCATTAATCTTAAGATAACCCATTGGAATGGTGGTTACTCCATTACTGGAATGGCAATTAAAAAATAATTACTCTTATAACTATATTAATGTTAGCTATACTCCTTCAGTTCAGTGGATCCTTACTTTCCTTCATTTCATTTTTGAGAAAAAATAAATTTGACTTTGGAAATCAGACAAAATCTTTAATAAAAATAAAGCCAATCTTGAGAAAAGATGCCTATGAAATTCTATTAGAAAAATGGGCAATGTATGTAGGTATTACAGAAATAGTTTTAGGTTATGCATTTGCCTTGTTCAAAATAAATCTATTTGAAGATCACCTATCAAATAATACAATATTTTACTTACCAATTGTCTTAATTATTTCTTTTTCAATAGCATTAATTATAACTGAATGCAAAATTAAAGGGTTTTTAAAGTTTGTAAATTCAAGTGACAGTTTGCAACTGGGTAATGGTGAAACCTTTATGGGCGACCTCTCAGGAATAAATTGCGAACCAGAGCTTCTAAAGATTTCGGAACTGGAGGAGAAAAACAAATTATTGCAGGAAGAAATCAAAAGACTAAAAAATAATTAAAAATCATTCACAAGATCTTTAAATCCCTCTTGAATTTTTGAGAGGGATTCCAATTTATAAGCATCATCCAGGTGAGCATACCTTTCTGTTGTATAAATGTATTTATGCCCCATGATCTCTTGGAGAGCTTTTAAATTACCAACATTTGTCATATATAAATAGCCAAATGTATGTCTCCCAACGTGACTTGTTAAGCGTTTTTTAATCTCAGCTTTATGTGCTATATCTTTTAGGGTTCTATTGTACTCAACAGAAGTTGGTAAACTAAAAAACACTCCTGAAATATCGGATATAAATGATTTAGCCATTTCCATTAATGGGATCCGTAATTCTCTTTGTGCTTTTCTATTCTTAAATGGAATAAACTGCAAATAATCAGTATCAATTCTCCAACATGCATTGGCCACATAGAGATCCGATATTCGTAAAGAGGTAAAACAGGTAAATAAAAATGCCTTTAAAACACGTAATTCTATATCATTCAGCTTCCCGCTTCTTTGCAATTTCATTAAATTCCGGACTTCGTCTTTATTTAAAAATGTTGTTTTGAAGAATGGCATTGGATTAGGGTAATCCATTGCTTCTGGATTCACGTAATACATAGGTTCTTTACTCGCTAGTCGGAGATAAGTTTTAATTACTTTAAGAGTAGTCCATACGGTACCCATACTGTAATCCTCTCCAAGAAGATATGATTTCAATCTCTTCATCCATCTGGCATCCATCTGTCTAAAAAGGCATAGTTTATCAAATTTTAGTATTCTCATAACTACTGGATGTTCATTTCGACAGGTATGCAGTCCGATTTCCTTCCTTGCATACCTCTTTTTGCGTTCAGTATCTAAGTAAACTGAAAAACATTCTCTTGCATTAAACACGCGAATTTCATGGGCAAACCTTTCCAGTGTCAGATGCTCCTGCTTTATTCTGTAGATGCGATGGATTTCTGTGTGCTTTGCCCTTTCGGACTCTATGATGAGATTATAATCTAAAACTTCAGGATCTTTTTTTATCCTGGGCAGTAACTTCCCATTCACCAAATCCACAAGTTCCGCTGGCCACCTTAATTTTAATGGGATGGCTTTATGCTTACTATCAATTACTATCTGGAGGCAAAGACTTACTTCTCCTGTTTCTGAATTTACTCGGCGCTTATCGTACCAGAGTTTACTGCTAAAGCTAAACAT